GGTTTTATCTTTACACCTGACATAAGACCAGGAATATCTATTTCTTCAACACAAATTGGATTCTCAATAACAAGTAGATCTTCCTCAGGACATGCTTCTTTTACAAAGCATAAGATCTCTTCCTCTGATTTAAATTTGATACTAGCGTAAAATGAATCCATGTTACTGTTTAGGTTTGAGTTTTATTTTAATAAGTTCATAGTCGAAGTTTTCTTGATTGTATATTTTTACCCGTTCAAATAAATGGTTAAGAGTATAGTTGGGACTTTTATTATCTTTAGTTGTATCATCAGCAATATCATATAACACTGCTGAATTCTTATTTTCACCCTTCCTTAGAACTCTACCTATTGATTGGAGGTTTCGTACTCTGGATTTTGATGGTGATGCAAAGATAATGTTGTGAAGACGTTTAATGTTAATTCCAGTTGAGAAGGTGCCGTAACTGGCAACAATGATTGCATTGTCTTCGTTTTCGGTAATACTTCTAATTTCTTCACGGTCTTTGGTTTCTACACCTCCATGAACTAAAAACACTTTACGTCCAGTGGATGCACTATTATTTATCATATCATAAAGTGGTTCTCCGTGCTTCTCTACGTAGTTGAATAGCACTAATGTATTTCCACTAAGATCTAATGCAAGGTTTCTAATGAATTTATTCCTTCTTTCATGAGTTACTATCCATTCTATCTCATCATGATAAGTTTCAAACTTTGCATATGGATGCTTTAACATAATAATTTTTATTTTTAACCTAGCTAAATGACCTTGTTTTATCAATTCATTAGTGTTAACTACTTTCTCATGAGGTCCGAATAGTCCTTCTAGTACTAACTTATTTGTTTTACTACCATCTAATGTACCAGTAAATCCTATACGATACTTTGCATGGTGTAGATTAGTAAGTATATCCGTCAGTGACTTCGCTTTAAATAGATGTGCTTCGTCACCAATAACTGCAGTAAAAGGTTCAAACCATTTCTTAGATTGTTTATATACTGATTGCCATGTAGTTATAGTAACTGGTTTGTCTGATACTTTTTCATGACCTGCATATATCTTGTGAACATAATCATCTACACACCATCCATAGGAAAAGAAATCTTTATATAACTGTTCTACTAGAGATGTAGTAGGAACTACTATCAATACTTTCTGTTTAGTATCAAATAAAAATCTGACGATTGCATATATCATCAGTGATTTACCTGATCCTGTAGGTGATACTATTAACTTTCTTCTTTTACGTAATGCTTCGTAGATAGCAGTGTACTGATAATCTCTTACTTTCAATGAAGTAAACTTATCGACATACCTTTTTACTCCATCAGAAGATATAAGTTCATCCTCTGAATCAGGCATACCGAAGTGTTCATTATCAATATACTCATATCCATAACCTCTCTCCTCACAAAAGGTTTCGATATACTCTCTTAGACCTGCATATATCTGACCAGTTGCTGGTGAGAATAATCTTATCTTACCATCCCAGTACCTTTTCCTATATGAATCCATGAACTTTGCTTCTGGCACATCAAATGTGAAGTGATCAGATAATTCATATCCTATATGGGGTGGTACTTTTAGTTGAAGGTATACTTCGTTTTTCTTTTTAATAAGAACATCACTCATCTATACCTCTAGAATAACGTAACCAATCAATTGCATTCTTTATTTGGAATGAACGATTGTTTATGTTATTTAGTATCTCTTTGAGCGTTTTTTCATACGTATCGTATAGGTCTAACCGACCCTGTGCTTTATTCAATTCTACATCTGCATTAAGATAGATGGGAACTTCATTCTTCATGATCTTTACATCAGGGCATTCTTCCTCTCTCCCCATATAAAAACTATACTTTTCTTTATAAAGTTTCTGAAAATCATACAGTGCTTCTTTTTTCATCAAGATCACTTTCTGATATTTGTCTAACCATTTACAGTGTAGTAGAGGTATTCTGCGTGCTTCATCCATTAAGTCATCTGCCATTTCAGCATCTTCACGCCAATCACTCATCAATTTTTCATTAAAATTCATAGTGTTAATTCTTTGTCATTCTTATCTAGTATTTTGAAATAGGTGTATTTAAAAGTAGCGTCTGCAGTTAGATATTGTATGTCATTAGTGTCTACACTAAATGGTAAACTTGTAATTGCTACAGGAAATGCATCATATATCTTGATTACAGTTTGAGTGTTAAAACTACTGTTTAGTATTCTAAGAGTAAGATCTAACCTATCATAATCATCACCTTTATGATCCTTTGATTTCATGGCATCAGCAAACTCTCTCCATTGACCTGCTTTCTGAGGATAAGTTATACCTGTCATCCAATTATGAATGATAGAGTAGTTTCTCATATCCTCATCAACTAGAAAACTCATAGTAAAATCTTCGTAGTTTAACTTGTCACCTGCTAGTTGAAAATCATTAAAGATTGTTGCTTGCTGCGGACCTTCCATTGATATGCCAGGTATATTCGCTTCATTGCATTGAAATGATACCTCTTTAAAGAAAGGTATATCCAATTGGAATGCTACTGGTGCTAAAAAATTTGACATCAAAAATATAAAGGAATCCTCCCATATTATTTAGACACAAAAAAAGAGACCCCGTAGGGTCTCTCTTAAAATATGTAATCTGAATTACATTAAGTTTGCAACAGATACTCTTCTGTAGTAAACGTTTGTGCTTAGGTTACCAGCAGCACTAGGGTTAGAATCGGTAAGAGTTGAATCATATCCCTTAGCAAATGGGTTAAGAACTACGCCATAACGTGTCTTAAATCCGATGCGTGGCTGGAAGTCGTCTTGCCCGACACTACGTACCATCTGTAGAGGTACATAAGGACAATAGAACAGACCAGCATCATAAGGAGATGAACCCTTGTATCCGATAACATAGTACTGATTACCTGAGTTACCTGAAGCAGCAGATCCACCACGAGTGATAGTTGCATATGGGTCAATGTAAACTCTGTATCTACCATTAAGGATACCAGCAAAGGTATTTCCTGTCTCATCAACCGCTAAACGGTTGTTACCTTCGATTGCAGGAGCGTAATCAAGAGCACCAGCCATTGCTAAAGCAGAAGCAACGTCAGCAGAGCACATGATCATGTTACCCTTTCCACGACGAGTTTCTCTCGCAATTGCGTTTGCGTCTCTCTCGATTTGGAACATAAGTCCCTTGAATTTCTCAACAGACCATCTACCATTACTATCAACGTCTAAGTCGAAAGTACCAGCAGTTGCTGTATCGAATTGTGCACCACGCTTTGCAGATTTGTAAATTGTACGAACAATCTCTCTGTTGATTTCCGCTAGGATCTCAGATGAAAGGATGTTTGCCAATTCTGACTCAGCATCAAGACCGTGAATTGCACGTAAATCTTGAGCAAGTTCAATACTGTACTCTGCCTTTAGAGCTCTGGACTTAGCAGTAACCGAGATCTTCTCGATACTGAATCCCATCTCTCTGAAGTCAGGTGCAGAACCGTCACTGTCCAATCCCTCAGAGTCCTGTGTGGACATTGGGGCACCGTTACTATAGTAACCTTGAGCAGTTGCTTCGTTAGAACCTGTAAATCCGTCGTTAAGAACAGCAGGGTTGTCACCTGTTAGTGTAGGACCTGCACCAGAAACGTCGTTAGCACCACCAGTACCTGACTGATTAGGGTTAACTTCGTTAAAGAATGTCTCAGCATTACTTGTGCCAGGACCATCGTAACGAGCACGCATTGCAAAGATTAGTCCAGTAGGACCACTCATTGGTTGAACACCTGCTAGGTCATAAGCAACCAAGTTAGGCATTGCACGTCTAATCAATGAGATTAGAACTGGGTCGAAACCTGCAACTGACTGGTCACCTGATGAACTAAAACCAGGATTTCCTGTACCACCTGGGTCTGTGTTCATTGTAGGAACTGCTTCAGATAAGATCTGACGTTCCTGTCTAATTACTTTTTCTTGGTTCTCTAAGAGAATAGAGGTAACAGCTTTCTTATAGTTATCTGTGATAGGATCACATTCACCATGGTCGAGAACTGGTGCCCATTTTTCTTGAAGAACCTTTGACATACCTAATGTCATTTGATTTTTTCTCCGTTTAAAAATTAGGGTTAGTTAATGATTTATTGCCACTGTGAGATAGCATTGACATATGCTGCCATTGCACCATCAACGGGTGCTGCTACTTCTCCAGTTGCTACATCTTCCTTAGGAGCAGATACCTGCTTAGGGAAATAGTTTTCCTTAAGGGTAGAAATTTTCTCCTTAAAGGACTCTGCAGATTCAAACTCAACTGACTCAGCAAGTGAAGCAAGCTTCTCTGCCTGTGTTTGAGCTAAACCTTTAGATACTTCGGCAATTAATGATTCACGAGTACGTGCATTAATAGTACCGTTTAGTGAGACGTTCTTATCAATTTGCTCATTGAGCTTCTCTTCCATTTCATCTAGTTTGTTAGTCATCTCATCGAGGACATCATATTTTTCTTCAGGGATTGATACATAATTTTCTTCAAAAAGTTTCTTCATGCCATCCATGAAGGAACCATACATTTCTAGTTTGATGCCATTGTGGATTTCGAGTTCATTCTCTTTCTTCCACTCTTCGGCAACATAAGAAAGGAACTTATCCATTTTTTCAGAAAGTTCGGTCTTAACCTCATCAACTTTCTCAGATAGTTCTTTCTCAAAAGCTTCTTCTAACTTTTTACGTTGCTCATTGATTTTACTCTTTACAGCAGCTTCAAAGATAGTTTTTGTTTTTGCTTTAAAATCTTCAGATAGTTCTTCGCCTGTAAGAAGTGCTTTAACATCGTCATCGACATTAATTTCTTCTTCGACTACTTCACCTGTAGATTCTGTTTCTTCCGCTTTTGTTATACCTGCTGGTTTACCATCGGGTGAACCTGCATTTTTGTTAACAGCGTTTCCTTTTATTTGTGATGTGCCCTTGTTGGCAATCTTGGATGAGTTGTCATCCTGTTTATAATTTTGGTTGGTAGGACCTCCCAAATCTTCAATCGAAGCATCTTGTGGTGCAGGTACGGAAACTTTTTCCATACCATCTGCACTACCAGCACCATCAGTGACTTGGCGTTCAGAGAGATTCTCTTCGACGAATGTTTCAAATTTTTGGTCAACTGATGCTGACATATTGATACTCCTTGTAAATAATCTTACTTATGTCTGAATTTATTTATAATTATAGTCCTTTCAAGAACTGTTCAAATGCGGAAACCTTGCGTTCCTGCAAATTATATAGGGTAGCAGAGTCAATTTGCTTCTTAATTTGTGAAACTTGTTGCTCTTTCAGTAATCCATTATCCCAAACCCATTCTTTTCCTTCCATGATACCTTGTACAAAAGCATCAGGGGCAGATGGATCTGCAACAATATCAGCAGCAGTTGCTAACTGATAGTCATCACGAACGTAGTTTGCACCACCCATTTCTCTTAGAGAACCAACTCCTCTAGAAGAAACTCCTAATGATACACCCTCACCGAGTAAAGATTTTGCAATCTGACCCATTGGTGTATCTAAAATTTTTGCTTTACCGATATAATTGTTTCCTTCTCTTACGAGTGATTCAATTTTATGTGAAGCTCTATCCAAATTAACTGTAGGTCCTTCTGGATGTCCGAGTTCTCCTAAAGCACGATTCTTAGAAATGTTTTGTTCAGTATATCTACCAACTTCTCTTTCAAGAATATCAATAGGATACACTCTACCATTTCTATTTTTAATTTCACCTTGCAAAAATACACCTTGAATGTAATGGCTTTTTGTACCATTATTATCCTCGGTTAGAAATTTTACTTCCTCTATTTGTTCAGTTATTAGTTTCATTGTCTTCGGGTGAAGGGGGTAACTGTTCGTCACTAGCAACAACATCAGGAGAATCAGTTTCTACTTCTTCTTCCTCTTGATCATATAAATGACCAAACATGTTTGAACCTACCTTCTCCTTTTCAAGAGTTAGTATCTCTGCTGCTTTGTTCATGATGACATCTTTAACCGCATCGGATGCATCTGCTAGATGATCCTTCATAATCATGTCAACAATTTTAGTTGTTTCCATAGTAAAACCTCATTTTTATTTAGCGTTTTTGTTGCTAGGTGGTAACGGTGGTTGCTTCATTTGATCAATTTGTGCCTTTTGCATTTCTTGATCTAAATCTGCTGTCTCTTGTTCTTGACCTAACTGAGCAACTGGATCCATTACTAGACCTAGTTTTATCTCACTATTTATCTGCTCACGCATTTCAACTATTTCTTGCTCCGTAAATTGGAGTAGTTGACGCATAACATAATCTTGTGAGAAGTATTTTCCAACATAAAG